TGCTGCGAGAGCTATTGTACCTTGTGCTACACGCATTACGCCATCTAGCAGTGATACATCATTTTTAACTTGAGGGGTTGCCTCATAGTTACTAATGAGAGTCGAATTTTTAGTACCCATCATTCACCTCCTAGCTTGGATCACATTCAATATAGCCAACAAGTTTTTCTTGCATTCTTGTTGCGCCTATTGTCATCGAAGCGAAGACTTGCGTACTGTAATTTTTATCGTCTCTCTCGCTGATTCTCACCTGTGGTTCAGCACCAGTTGCTAACAACAAACCAGATTTTGCATAAAACAAAACCTTGTGGTCGCTGTTGGCATCAACGCCGATCCGCTCGGTGCGAATAAACTGAAAACCAAGAAAAGTATCAATCTCGCCTTGCACTACAAAATGTTCAAACAAGCACGCTACTGCTTGTTTCGCCTTTCGGCAGCTTACGGTTATGCCCGTAAGATCAGACCATATCTCCATCTCGATGAGATGCTCTGCGCTTCCACCGCGCTTGCGGTGTACTCCTAAAAGGATGGTCGTTGAACCTTCCCCCAATTGGGGCTTGGCTGCTGATTGCCCTCGACTTTACGTTAGGGTTTCCCAGCAATTCACAGAGTGTTTACACGCATGTTGCCATGCGTGGGCGCTAGTGTGTTAACGCTCTGATAGTATTAAAGTCAGCGGATTTAACTTCGTTTTCTCCAAGCAAATTATTCAACTGCTTGGCATTTAAAACGCAATATCGCTCAACTTCTGGATCGATGTCTGAGGAATTTAAAATCTCAGCAGCCGCTTGAAGTTTGGCAACGTTCAAGCCCACGTCCGAACTTGAACCACCGACTTGCACGTCTACAACGTTGCTGGTGTCAAAAGCAGTTGACGTACTGCCATCAACGCCCGTGAAGGCCGTGCCGTCAGCGGCAGCAATGATCTCATCGTCCATCGCACGGCCCAAAGCCATAGCTTGTGCTTCAGCATATGGACCAGTGAAAGATACTAACGTACGGATTTCATCTTCTTTATCGATCAAATCAGCTACGTCAAAATCTACAAGACTCACCCGCCGCCTAGCGCTGGGGGTGTCAATTCTTGGTGTATCGCTGTGGCGTGAGGTACGTTTCGAAGCGGATACAGAACCTAGCTGCTCAAAAAAGGCGTTCTTGCCGGTGACTGATTCGACACGAACAGAGTCCCGTAAACGGGAACCTTTCTGCTGGACAAGGTGTTCTATATTCCCTCGATACTGTTCCACCATCGCCGTAGTAATTTGCACGCTCATGTGTGCTTACTCCTAGTATGGTTGAAGGGATAGACGATGTGTTGTCGCAAGAGCGGCACATCTGCGTGTAAGGTCGTCACCTTGCTGTCTCTCCAGCAGTCTCACGGGGGTTCTCACCTTGTCCGTTAAACATCATCAGGAAAAGCTAACTCATATAACTGACTTAACTTTTCGTTCAGAACTTTATGCTCTGGATGCTTCCTATCACCCAAAGCAGGGTTGTTTCTTATCTGTGCTATCTGTTCCTTGGCATCGGCAGGTGTCATTCCAAAACGACCAGTGCTTTCTGCCTCTTTAAACTGCGCTCCGCTCGATAGTTCTGCACCGATTTTTGCAAACGTGCGAATCATATCGGGGTGATTGCCAAGACCAGTTGTGTCTAAAATGTTTATCAGACTGTCACTGCCGAAAGCACGAACCGCACGTTTTGCAACGCCGATCTTGTCGTCATAAGCAGTGCCGTATTCTTTTTTGATTTCGGCAGTCCAATCCTCTACCTGCCTTTGCGTACTAAGCATTTGGTCCTGATGCTGATCAATCGCACGCTGCACGAATCCATCATGTAACTTTTGTGCCATGTGGGCTGGCACTTTTGCGTCATGTGCGCTTTGCCTAAACCAATCGGAAAGTTCCTGACTGTAGTCTTGCATATTTTCAGGGACGTTCAGTTCGTACCCTTCAGCGGTTTCGGGTGTGCCAAGTTTTGACCAGCCCTCCCACTCAGTGATGTCCTGATCCGCTTCTGGAACCGCCAAGCGCTCTTTGCCCATTGCCTTTTCTAAGTTGACGTAGCTCTTCAGAACGTCATCCGCATTCTGCCAACCCTTGCTTTCCACAACCTGCTGATAGTCTGGGCTGACCCATTCTGCTTTTGTCAGGTTAGTTGTTTCTGTTGATTGCGTGGTTTCTACTGCAACCTCAGTCTCTGCGGGTGCAGATTCTGGGTTACCTGCTTCTGGGGCAGACCCTAGTTCACTCATCAATAACTCCTATACCGATTTTCATAACTTGCTCGTCATCCAGACCGAGGAAACTGATAATGCGACGAACCATGTCGCGGCTCCCCTCTAAATGCTGAACCTCTTCTGCTGACCGCACACCTGTTACACTAAACAAACCAGATGCCTTCATCATGTCTCGAAGGATCAACTGACCGTCTGGTGTGTTCATAAATATGGTGCGGTAAGCCTCTACTAGCTGTCGTTGTGTCGTCAACGCTGCGCTGCCTGACTAATCTGGCTGACCTTCAGTGCAGCATCTGCTGTCTGTGGTGCAGCATTCAAGACCTGTTGCAGTTGCTCTTGTTGCGCTCTGCTGTTGCGTTGATTTGCTATGCTCTCTGCATCTTTTAGAATGCGCTGTGGCACACCGTTAACATCTGCAAGAACTCTTGTGATTTCATCAAAATTGAAGTTGTCCATCACACTAGGGTCAACAGCAGCTATAGGCTGCACCATCTCCAGCGTGCGAAGTATGCCCACACCCTCTTCGGATTTCATTGCCCTGCTGAGTGGTGACACATACTCAACTTCGTATTCTTGACCTTCCAGCGCTTCCGGCACAGGGGGCAACACACCCTGACGACCAAGGATGCTGAACTCACGTTCTATAAGAGGTCCGATAGTCTCTGATTGTTGTCGGCCCACGGTAGGCGCTAACAAGGCACCTTTTTCTTGTGCGCGTTGCAGCACTTCGGTAGCAGTCATCCTTGGAGAATCGACCAGTATCTGAAATAAAGTGACGAGGAAAGCATCATTAATTGTGCGCCTTCGGCTCTCCATCATGGCCTCGCCTATGTCAGGCCGACCACCTGTGTTCAGTGGCTGTATCGGCGCTTGCTGCCGACCATCAAGTCTCGCAAATGTGGCACCGCCTGGTCTTGTATTCACGGGCAGTATCACACCATCGTCAGCGATAAGCAGTGGCGGGTCTACAACTTTCTCACCTGCCCGAATGACCACACGCGACATCGCTTGTAACATTTTAATATCAGGTAATACGATCATCGCGGGGCTGCGCCCGTATGTCTCACGCGCAGTCGTAACATACCTGCTTATGATGTATGGGAACTCCTCAAAGCCCCCCTCTTCAATCAGGTTCTTTGTTGTGCATTCATAGTACCCGCTGCCGAACTGCATGTTTGCGCGGTTGCGTTTTGTATCATCACGCACCGCACGGGGCGCTACCACATGCAACAACTCGACCTTTTCGTCAGGGTTGTTGTCTGCCATGTCGAGCATTTTGTCGCTGACGTTTCCTTCGGGAAACATCATCGCAACTTGCCGCGCTGTCATGTTCATGCGCCGGTACACAGTATCAACGATGCCGTGTTCGTTTTCCGCAATGAATATGTCTGCAAGGTGGACTGAGCGATACCGAAAACCAGAGTCCATTTTTTCATCAACATACAAAGCGCCTGTGCCAAATGCGCCAAGGCTTAAATATGTCTCATGCATTTGCGAGGCAAAGTTGCTGCGGGGGGCATAACGATAGTGGAACATAATACGTTCCACCTGATCGAAGTATGCGCCTACCTCTGGTATCTGGTTTAGTCCTGGGTCACTTGCCCGTAAGGTATGCCATTTTGCACCTCTGGGCGTAAGTAATGATTCCACAGCAGCAGCGAAACGTTCAAGTGCCAGTGCGCTTGTTGCATCAAATATTTTTTCAGTACGTTTATCGCCAGCAGTCTTGTCTCCGTTAAACTCGCTGCTGCGTGGAAGCACTCGTTCTGCAATCTCTTCCCAGTGGCTTTCCCATGTACCGCGCATATTTTTCATGCGCTCGTACCTTTTGAAGATTGCGTCTGTGTCTTGAAAATCCATTAAACACCTAACATGGTAGTGCTGCGTATTGCTTGCGCGTCTGTGTTTCTGGGAACGCCCTGCATTATCGTTCTTCCTTGATAAGTACCGCCGCCAAAAGTTGACTGCGCTTGTCGTGTAGCTTTTGCTAAACGAGAACCAGCACTCATGTCAGGCATGGTTTGTATACCTGGCTGCATCTGGCTGTACATCTCAACAGTACACACTACTTCTTGCCTTTCTTGCCTTTCGTCATCTTTTTCTTGGCAGGTTTTTTCATTTTGCTGCCATAGCTTGCGCCACCTTTTGGCATGTCTATCTCCTTCTCGCTTTTTGTTTTGCTCTGTCACTCAGTTGCCCAAAGTGAAATAATTTCTTGGACGACTTCGTATGCCGTGCGCCTGAGTGCAACGACTTGTCGGGCATCTTATGGGTTTTGCCTGTGTGGCGCGTGCCATCGCGAAAGTAATGGGCTTGACCTTTTCCCATTTGACTTAACGCTTTTTCTTTGCAGTCTTTGCAGAGCGCCTAAAAGCAGCAGCGGTCGGAGCGCCTTTGCTCCCAGGTTTGCGCATCCTCTCTGGCGTTTTGCCAGCGGCTTTCTGCCTCGCAATACGTTTTCTTTTAGCATGGATATTTCTGTATAGACCAGGACGTTTCGTCATGTTTCACCAGTTCCTGCACGACCAGTAACGTGCGGTAAGTTTATCTTTTGCCGTGTCACATTTGTGACGCGCACGAAAACTTGCTCGACGTTTCGGGTCGCTCTTTTTGATTGACATATTCGGATCACCGTAGCGCACCAACTTTACCTGCTTGCCTTTCTTTGCAAGCACGGCAAACTTTTTGTTCTTACCTGGAGTCCGTTTCGGTTTGTTGTAGCCGCTGAACCGCTCACCTCTGTGGGTTATTGCCATAGCGCACCCTTAAAGGTTTCGGCTCCTCACGTCTTACACGCTTGAGCGGCACAACATTTTCCATCGCTCGTCTGACGGGTCGGTAACAAATAGGCATTAAGAACCTAGCAGTGTTTTGCTACCAACATTTGCGTCTTCCGTTACGCCCTCGCCACCAGTAATCATCGTTGACTGCCTACCAGCAGCTAGCTGACGGCGGCGTTTTGCGTCACGATCCGCTTGCGAAATTTCTGGATCGTCCCGCGCTGGCGCTGGGATGGGTGG